GTAATGAAAGAAGCTATCATCCTGTTACACGGGGCGTTGACTAAGATTGGATGGGCAGTAGGCAGGGAGTACGCTTTCGTAGCCAATGTCCATGACGAGTTCCAAGCTGAAGTCACGCCGAAGCATACCAAGATGTACGGTGAGCTTGCAGTCAACTCGATCAAGAAGGCAGGTATAGCGTTGAAGATGCGATGTCCATTGGACGGAGAATACAAGGTCGGAAAGAACTGGGCCGAAACACACTAAGTCGTTGTGGTATCTGCAAACGTATTAAGCGGAGCTGTCTACGAGGCAGAGTTCCAAGCCGAAGTGTTGCGACGGGGATTCATTCCTAACATACCTACTATTCCTGTTGCTTGGGATCTTATCGTAGTGTGTCCGTCAGGATCTTTGAAGGTACAAGTCAAAGGCACGTCTACGGTAATTCCAAACGACAGGACTGCGTACAAGATTACGACCAGCAGCGGTAGAGCTAGTAAGTCTAGGATCGGTAAGGACGTTGACGTCATAGCGTGTTGGATCGATCCAGCCCGTGTTTGGTATCTGATACCGTCATCAATCACCATGCCTAAAACCATTAACTTATATGCAGAAGCCAAAAGGTCGTCGAGTAAGTTTCAAACCTACCGAGAAGACTGGTCGATCTTTTACAAACATTAAACAAAACGAAAGGATATAATGAGCAACAAAACAACAATGCTAATAGACGCCGATGTACTGGCATATCAATCAGCCTTCACGGCTCAAGCTAACATTCAATGGGACGAAGAACTGTGGACGGTACATACCGACCTAGCCCTAGCCAAGACTTGGATCGTGGATCGTCTTGAGACGTTTAAGAAACGGTTGAAGGCCGACGACTTCATACTTGCTATCTCCGACAAGAACAACTTCCGTCGTAAACTGTTTCCTGATTACAAAGCTAACAGACGTTCTAAGTTTGCACCGATCGGGTTAGAGCCTATACGTGCGTGGATGGCAGAAGAATACGGTACGGTAATCTACCCTAACCTCGAAGCCGACGACGTGCTTGCCATCCTCGCAACCGAACGACCCAACCGTAACGACAAGCGAATAATCGTTTCCATAGACAAAGACTTCAAAGGCGTACCCTGTACGTTCTACGACTTTAACCGTGGTGAGCTACATGAGATTACCGAAGAAGAAGCGGACGCCTACCACTTGATGCAGACCATAGCAGGTGACTCAGTCGATGGGTTCAAAGGCGTTTCAGGCATCGGCGTAGTCAAAGCCAAGCGGTTGCTAGATACCAACGGAGCGAATTGGGAGACCGTGTTAAAGGCGTACAGCGACGCAGGTATGACCGAGAAAGAAGCACTGACCAACGCATGGATGGCGTACTTGATACGTAAGGATGAGTACAACCACAAGCACAAGAAGCTCAAGTATTTATGGATGCCTAAAGAGTTCACCACGGCACAAAAACGGAAATATTCTCATATAATTCATGGGGTTACGGGAGAGCTGGATGAAGATTTAACTCGCCCAGATCCGTTTTAACAGGTAGGTTAGGCATCGTGCGTTACACTATCGAAAGAAAATTGCCCGATTTAAGCAAAGATTTAATCGACGCTTTAGACGAACGCTTTCCCGTACGCATGGCTGATCCGAAGGACAGTGAACGGGAGATCTGGATTAAAGTCGGGCAACGATTCGTCGTAGATTTTTTAAAAGACGTTTACGAAGAACAACATACAACATTAATTTCAACGAAAGAATAATCATGTGCATAGGTAGCTCGCCTAAAATGCCTCCCCCTCCACCGCCTCCTCCACCGCCCCCGCCTCCTCCTACCGAGGTCGCTTCAAGGGCTATCAGTACCAAGAAGTCGAGGCAGAAGAAGAGCGGTAGCAGACCGCAACGGGGAACACTGTCTTTGACACGTAGTCCTAAGATGGGCGGCTCTTACGTTGGCACAGGAATTAACTTAAACACCTAATACAGAAAGACTAACAATGTTAAAATCACTCCAGAAGATCACTCTCCTAAACGGCGTTAGCGCTGCGGGAGCGGGCTCGTCCTTCAGCGTTGAACGTTCGAAAGGCTGGACATTCGCCATTGCATCTAGTTCGGTAACGAGCGGTGCGACTGTGGATGTTGAAGCGTATATCGGATCAGCTTGGCGAGTCATACACAGCGAAGCAGTAACCGCAGACGGAAACGTCCTTGTACGCGATGACCACGGACACTACGAAAAGATAAGAGCCAACGTCTCAGCTAGAACAGACGGCACTTATAGCGTATTTGCCGACGGTACGACCGACTCCTTGTAAGCCATGTCCTTGAAGTTCCCGACTACGGCTCTGAAGAAGCCTAGCGGCTTGACGTCGCCTCTTCCCAGTAAGTTCAAACGCCCTGCGTTCGGTACGTTGTATGGGTTTGACGCTCAAGGAGGAGGCGATGGAGGAGGCCCATATGAGAATCTGCTCGCAGGTAGCTTCGACGGGACGGATGACTATCTGCAACTAGGCAACGGAGTCTTAACCGCACTTTCAGGCACTACCTACTCAATTAGTATGTGGTATAAACTCGACCAAGAGGGGTACTACATGGAAGCGTTCTCAGCGGGTGGGACTACGGGTGATCAGTTACTTACCTATTTTCGAGCGAGGGGAAGTGGTACGGTCAGCATTGAGTTCTATACTGGAAGTGCTACGCACTTAGTTGAGACTCCGCCGTATCAATCTATCAACACTTGGAGCAATGCCGTAATCACGGTCGATACGAATGGGACAAGTAGTCTTTATGTTAATGGGGCTTTAAGTACGGCGAACCCGTACGTCGGGCAAATAACCCCAACAAACCCCGTAATTGGTTGCGTAAACGGTACATCGGGTTTCTTAGACGGGAAAATTGATGAGGTAGCAATCTTTGACTCCACCCTTTCATCCTCCGACGTAACCGCGATCTACAACAGCGGAGTCCCAAACGATTTAGGCCGCGATGGGTTAAATTTAAGTCCCGTTGGATGGTGGCGTTTAGGAGACGGAACAGGTGACACGGATTCAGGAGGAGGCGCGCCAGCCGATACGGACACAATAGGAACGGTAGTTAATCAAGGTTCTGCTAGTAGCGCGGATGCGACAGCAGTTAGCGCCCCGACTTATTCTAACGACGTACCTTCTTAATCTATGAACAGGAAATACGTAATACTCGACGCTTCGGACGTCCCTTCAATCGACTTCAGCGAAGTGATGGAAGACTCGGCAGACACTCTTAGGTACTCACTCGACGGTTCGCAGACTTTTATCAAATACGAAGGAACTCGACCTAGTTTCCTTGATGAAGACGACATAGACTTAACTCACGCAGAGATCTTGGACGTACTCAGTCACGAAGACTGGACACCTGAAGATCCATTCTAACTTTTATGCAATACGAAACGGCTCAAAGCCTATACACTCAGCTCGAAGGACAGCGTTGGTCGTTCCTTGATCGTGGTCGTACCTCGTCGGAACTAACCATACCTTACGTCCTACCGCCCGAAGGTCACGGCCCTCATACTAAGTACTATACGCCCTACCAAGGGATCGGAGCAAGAGGCGTAAACAATCTAGCTTCCAAGTTATTACTTGCTTTACTGCCGCCGAACGCTCCTTTCTTCCGCTTGGTCATCGACCGTTACGAGCTTGAAAAAGCAAAGGCTGAGATAGGCGAAGAAGGAGGCGAACAACTTCGTACAGACCTTGAGAAAGCGTTAAGCGACGTTGAACGAGCTGTCAGTCAAGAGGTTGAGGTTGAAGCGTTTAGAGTAGGCGTGTTCGAAGCTCTGAAGAATTTGTTGATAACAGGTAATGCACTGCTCTATCTCCCCGACGACGGCGGTATGAGAGTGTTCCGTCCAGACCGTTACGTTGTTAAGCGTGATGCCATGGGGAACGTTACGCATATCGCCGTCAAGGAGACTATTGCTCCGTTCATGCTTCCAGAAGAAGTGCGACAAGAAGTTTATAAAGAATCTAAAGACAACAACTGCGACTTGTACACGTCGATCTGTAGAGAAGGCGACAAGTTCGTGGTCAAGCAAGACGTCAAAGGTATCGTTATCGAAGGCTCCAGTGGAGAATACCCGATCGACAAGTCACCGTGGTTGCCTCTTAGATATACCCGTATAGACGGAGAAGACTACGGTCGTGGCTTTGTTGAAGAGTACATCGGGGACTTAAAGAGTTTAGAATCATTGACCAAGGCTATCGTGGAAGGTTCCGCAGCAGCAGCCAAGGTCTTGTTCATGGTCAACCCGAACGGCACGACTCGCGCGCGTACCCTTGCAGAAGCTCCTAACGGTGCAATCGTACAAGGATCGGACGGGGACGTATCCGTACTACAGCTTAATAAATTCAACGATTTTCGCGTAGCTCAAACGGTTATGGCTCAGATCCAAGACCGACTCAGTCACGCGTTCCTTTTAAACAGCTCCGTCGTTAGAGACGCAGATCGAGTTACCGCCGAGGAAATACGGATGTTATCACAAGAACTTGAATCTGCTCTAGGCGGGCTGTATTCGATCTTGTCTCAGGAGTTCCAACTTCCGCTTGTTACCCGTCTCATGGATCGCATGAGCAAAAGGGACAAGTTACCGAAGCTTCCAAAGGACATCGTCAAGCCTACCATCGTAACTGGTATTGAAGCGCTTGGACGTGGTAACGACCTTAACCGTCTCGATATGTTCCTTGCAGGAGCTAATCAAGTAGTCGGCCCAGAAGCTGTTGCTCAATACGTAAACGTAGGTGACTACTTCAAACGCCGTGCAACCGCACTTGGTATCGAAACCGAAGGACTTATAAAGTCGGATGAAGAAATTCAAATGGCTATGCAACAAGCACAACAACAAGAAATGATGATGAAGCTTGGAGCGCCCGCCGTAGCACCGACTATTAACGCTATTGCACAAGAACAGCAGGAACAACCGCCTGTTGAACAATAACAACCAACCAGTAAAAACGGACAAATGTCATGGCAGATTATCAAAAAGTAGAAATAAACGAACCAGCACCTAACGAGATTGAACCCGAAGAACAGCAAGCAGCGACGTCTGAAGAACCTCAAGGCGAGCAAGAACGCCCAGAATGGCTACCAGAGAAGTTTGAGTCAGCGGAAGACCTCGCCAAAGCTTACGGACAACTTGAATCGAAGTTGGGAGCGGACAGAGAAGAATCAACACAGGAAGAAGAAGCGGTAGAAAACGAGACTGAACCTACTACCGACCCTAACCAAGCTCAGACTTTAATCACGGACGCATCACAAGAGTTCTTCGAGAACGACGGTAAGCTGTCTGATGAAACGTACGAAGCACTTGCTCAAGCGGGTCTTAGTCGTGAACTGGTCGATGGTTATGCACGTGGTCAAGCTGCTCTACAAGAGAACGAGGCTACGCAGATCAAGTCGGCAGCTAACGGTGATTACGACGGTATGTCCGAATGGGCAAGCAAGACGCTGACCGACGATGAGATGAACACTTTTAACGAAACGGTAAACAATGGATCTGTTGATCAAGCAAAGCTCGTAGTAAGCGGGTTATACGCTCGTTACAAAGCTGAAGAAGGCGGAAGTCAACCAAAGCTTGTAACAGGTAACACGACTGGATCTTCCACGTTGCCTTTTCAATCCATGCAAGAAGTCAGTCGGGCTATGCAAGATCCACGCTACAAGAGCGGAGACAAGGCGTATCATGCCGAGTTGGATCGCCGACTGGCTGTATCTAGTTTCTAACCATGCTTGAGCTGTTGACATTGTTCCTGACAGGCGGAGGTTCCGCTGCGATGGGATCAATCTTAAAGGGAGTATTCGGCGCTATGGTCGACTCCCGTCAGCAGAAGTACGAGTTGGAAATGATGCGGGAAGCGAGGAACAATGACTATGCACTTAAATTTCAAGAAACACTTAACGGTGGAGACGGCGGGGCTTTTGTTCGTGGTACTAGGCGTATGCTTGCTGTTATCGGGATGTGCACGCTCTCGGCAATCACCCTCCTTACCACTATCTATCCAAGCGTTCCAATCCTCACAACAACCAACATTGACGGAGAAGGTCGAAACTCATTCTTATGGGGACTCATCGATCTTCAAGCGTCACAAGCCTATATGGCAATTACAAGCGGACATATTTCCCTCTTCGCCGTAACTTGCATCTATCCGCTTATAGTAGGTTTCTACTTCACTCCAGGTGGTAGACGCTAACATCATCACTTTCGACATCACTCGACGACATTAGTCGTTGCCCCGTGCGCGGGATAACTTCGAACGAACTCGACGCGTTGAGGTCAAACATCACAAGCGAGTCCACGAGCTGTCGCTCTGCCGACTCTAAACATTAATCTCAATTAAGGAGACATTATATCATGGCTAATGGAGACACCACTCCCTCACGCGTCGGTCAGATTAATTCAGCAGGAGCAGTTGACGCTCTCTTTCTGAAGAAGTTTGCTGGCGAAATATTAACGACATTCGAAGAAAACAACGTTTTCAAGAGCTTGCACACGATGCGAACCATCGAGAATGGCAAGAGCGCTCAGTTCCCAGTTACGGGTATTGCTTCCGCTTCTTACTACACTCCAGGTCAGAACATCGCTGACAGCGGTAACAGCTACTTGAGCGACATCAAGAAGAATGAAGTAGTCATCACTATCGACGACGTCCTTCTCGCTTCTACGTTCCTCAGTTCTATCGACGACGTAAAGAACCACTACGACATCCGCAGCGTCTACGCTAACGAGTTGGGTAAG